CGCCTTGTCCTAATGCGTCACAAGTTGTTGGGAAGTTAGAGTTACAAGCTGAAGGTGCATACTGGACTGTGTTATCACATCCACATCCACCCCATCCATTATTGTTGCATCCACAAGACATAGTTTTTAGTTTTAGTTGGTTTTTAAGAAAAGATCAAGTGCTGTGTTGTGGCAGTGAATTGGGTTAAAAATTGTTTTGAACTAACCAATTTGACGGACTTCCTGTTGTTAAAGTAACGGAACCTCCATTTACAACATTACTAGAAATACAACCATGATCCCCTCCTCCTGTTCCGTTATTAAGCACAATAGAACCTCCTGCTGCTCCAAATGAATTTCCTACAATATATGCAGAATAAGCATTAGTAAAGGAAAACCCATTTCCAATACATATTGAAGAATCAATCATGCAATTTGTTATATTAAAACCATGTGACAGCGTAGAATAAATAGCACTTTGTAAATTTGGAACACCATTACCTTTAAATATTGCTTTATCTATTATTATTCCTCTAAATTCAGCTATTCCGTTTCCTATTTTGATTCCATAAGATAAAGAAGGATAATTAGGTTTTATAAGTGGTTGTATAATTGCAGAATTTATTGTTATAGTATTTTCGATTTGAAAACCAACGGTTGGGGTATAAATTCCAATCCAGCCAGCGGTATCTGTTCCCATTGATGCAATAAATGAATTATTGACAATACATGGATTTGCAAGAATCATACCATAACTAATAGTTTGAATATCAGTATTAATAAAATTAACGAATAAACCTTGTGCATGATATATTCCAATATCATAATTTATCCAACTACAATCTGTTGTTGTAATGTGTTCTGGGCCAGCATTAAAAGAGTTGTATTGAGCAACGGATGTTTGAAATCCAATAAATCCAATATTTTTTGGTGCATTATCTCCAAATGCTGATATGTTAGAAAAATAAGACTGAATAACTGACCCAACTAAAACAATAGGGCATCCAACGGCAGACATTATTATTCTATCCACATTAATTTCAAAACAATCCTTAAAGTAAAAACCACCCCCAAAACTATTGGTAATAGTTATATCTGTAATTGTAATTCCATTATTATATTGAACTGATTGATTGGCATCAACTCCTTTAGCATAAAAGGCATATAAGTTATTGCAAGTATTATTAAAAGGAGCTATAGATAGTTTTTGAATAAAACAAGCCTGTCTGGTTGAAAGATACGCAACAGGAAACGTAAATGCAGAACATCCATTGCATAAAATAGTTGTTGAATATGATCCATTTCCAAAAACACCACTTTTTGCTGGAATAATAGCTGTAGATATAAAATAAACTCCATTATCCAAATATACAGAACTGCGTATAGTATTTGCATAATTGCAAGCTGCTTGTATAGCCGCTGTATCATCCGTAACCCCGTCTCCTACAGCTCCAAAATCCTTTACATTAACTACATCAGCAAACCGATTAGCAAGCGTTCTAGGCGTTGTGGAGCCAGTTGCCGTCACCAAGGCGTTGTTTGGATTAATTGTGGTGTTAGCGTAAGCAGCAAGCTGACCAGATGTATTCAACCCTACGGCATAGTTAATGGTGCTCTGCTGAACTTGTTGAAGATTTGGCAAGTAAACAGGAGCTTGTGCTGATCCATCACCCCAACGAGTTTTGCTTCCATCATAGATCAACCAGCTAGGATTAAGAGGAATATTAAGCCTATTGATCTGGCTGCCATTCTGCCAGACAAGAGGGCCAACCCCTTGTCCTGTGGGGGGGATTATGCTGATTGGGACTGTGTTGTAGCAGGGCATGGGAATCTAGCAATCAATAGCACCAACAAATTCTGGAAGCGTCTTTAAATAAAGATATGCTTGTTTAATAAAATTGTCTGCATTGTTAAGGTTTGGAATAAATGTAAAATTTTTGGTTTGGAATATGGTGTCTCCATTTGCATAATTTACAGATATAACCGCATTTTCTTTAGTTGCATTTACTGCAACTGCTTTGATGTATACATTGTTTAATGTAACATTGATTCCAAAGTTATCATCAAGATTTAGATTTTGTTTTAATGCCATAAGAATATAGTAATTTTATTATTTTGTGTATACTCCATACACATTTCCACCACCAGAAGAAATAAAGTTTACTTGAAGTTTAAATAATGAAGGAACAGTTACACATCCAATTCCAACATTGCTATATGTTGGAGTTGCACCAGGAAATGTTACGATAGCTGAACTGTGAATTGCTGGATCTAAATATACTACCAATGTTTGTGCAGTGGTATTATTTATGTAAAGAATTGAACTAGATGTTGTAAATGTTCTTCTAGTTGGATATAATCCAATATAACCATTATATCTATCAATAGCATTACCAACATAGTTTTGGGTTCCTGCGTCAGTTAGCCAAGTTGAATTTAAATTTCGATTTACATAACAATCATCAATAACATTAAATGATGTTCCTGATGAAAATGATATAGCATTGTAATATCCGCAACCTCCAACATAATTTCCAGAAGCAATTGATGTAAATTTTATTGAAGAATCACTAGAACATCCTGTAAATGAATTTCCAATACTTTGACAATTAACATCTGCAAGTATATTTGCTTCAAAATCAACTCCAATAAATTTGTTTCCTAAACTTCCGTAAGCAATAAAAACACCATATCCATCATTTTGCTCTGAAGTTCCACCAATAAAAGTATGCACATCTCCACCTTGAATGTGTATACCATTTTGAGAAACTCCTTCAAAAATTGGATTAATTATTGTACAAGCAGTTGAGTTTGAAAATCCAATTGTGTCAAAATATATTCCATATTTAGGTCGTGCACCAGAATACCAACCATTAGGATATTGATTTAAAGATACTGTTGGGCTATTAAAAACTGTTGCTACACAATATTTAACCATTATTCCAGCATTGCTACATCCATTAACTGTTACATCAATGTTAGAATGTTGAATTTGAGCCAAATAAACTCCATTTTGGCAAGAAGAAGTTGCTAAAACTATAAATCTTCCAAAAGTAAGATTAATACATCCTGTCCCCGTTGCGTCAATAATTACTGCGTTTCCACTTCCTGTGTATTTAAAAAATACATTGCCATCATTAATAATTGTAGCATTATCAATGGCCCAATTTGGAGATTGAGTATAAAGATATGTTCCAGCAGGAAACACTAAAGTATTCGCATATCCCAAAGTTGGGTATTTGGGTTTACTTATGAAATCACGGGCAGCCTGTATAGCCGCTGTATCATCCGTAACCCCGTCTCCTACAGCTCCAAAATCTTTCACGTTTACAACGTCAGCAAACCGATTAGCCAGTGTTCTAGGCGTTGTAGATCCAGTAGCTGTCACCAAGGCGTTGTTTGGAGCATACTGAACATCAGCAAATCTTACCAATTGACCCGTAGCACTCATGCCAATCACATTTGATACTTGCGTAGGATCGTACTGTTGCAAGTTTGGCAGATAGATCGGCAATTGATAAGAACCATCAGCTACTACAAATCTCTGACCATTCCATGTCTGGAGACTAGGATTAGATCCGGGTACAACAGGATATTGCTGTCCACAACCACAATAGTTGTTTGAGTTGCAATTCTGATTATTGGTGTAATTCATTTAGGCGAAAGTTTGGATCATCTGTTGGTCACGGGACAACCAGCCTCGGAGATTATTCCTTAAATCGGGTCGTCTGTCAGCTATATTTTTATAATGCTCATCATTGTATTGACCAATCATCAAACACAATTGATGTGCGTCCTCTTGGAATGCTGCTTCTTCAGTTTGAGAGCCTATCTTGCCATCTATAGCAATGTGAACTCCAAGGGCATTTATAGACTGCTGGAGTATCTTGAATGCAGTTGCGTAACCCTCATTCACGGCAATGTTGGCTACCTCCTCGCCTACCCCTTGAGGAAGAAGATCAGCTCTTGATTCTGACCAGTAATAGTCGTGATAGGTATCAGCTATCCATTTAGGGGTAGGATTATCAGGCAAGTGATCATACTTTTGGGTAAGGCCACAGAATGTAATCCCGGCTCCATCATGATCATCTTCCTTGAGGATGTTTCCTTGTCGATCAACAGTTGCCTCAACATTGCAGATGAACTTTAACCAAAAGGTAAATCTTGGGGTATATTTATCAGCAGAGTAATCTAGGATGTCTTGAATTTTCATAGATCACGAACTCTTGGAGATGGGAATGAATCATCCTCATAACGATTATTTTCAAATGGCTTTTGGATTATCTTTGATCCTCGATTCACTGCAAAGATAGATGCTATCCAAGTAAGGCAAGCAGATGGGTTGAAATCATCATGAATGTAATTAGCAAATATTGTGTAACCAATCACAACAATAAAAGCTATTAGTAGAACAATCTCCCACACAAGGAATGAAATCCTTAAACTAGAAGGAGTACCATTAGTTTCGCTTAATAGTCCCTCTAGGAAGTTCATAGATGAGATAGCAATGCCCAAGAAGCACCGAATGCTGAAAGACCAGCACCAACTCCAATGAAGATTCCGTAAGGTGAGAATGCCATAGCAATCCTACCAATCATAAAAGTAACAAGCATTCCAATGATAGAAGAAAGGATGAAGAGGAGTTTATTAAAATGAGAGATCCTTTGTTTTAGGCTAGATATTTCCTTATCCTTTTCCTTGTTGGAATTTATAAAGAAGTCAATTTGAGATTGAAGTTTCTTGGCTAGATTAGCTTCTGTAAGCAATTGTTGTCTAATCTGATTGATATCATTCTGTGCAACCTTGATGGCCTGGTTCTTTAACGCCACAGTCTTTTGTTTCAACGCTACATCTAATTCCTTGACAGCGTTATTTGTATTGGCAATCGCTGGAGATAAATCCAAATAGTTTGCTTTAGGTATGCTGGCACATCCAACCAAAAGAAACGCCATTACTAATACCAGATATTTCATTTAGAGAGTTTTTTAATGCTTGCGTAGATAGCCACACAACCAGCAATAAAAGAAACAATTAAAGTAATATTCTGCAACCAAACGTGCGAATTATTAAAAAATGATACAAGTAATGTCACAAGGGATACTAAAGCACTTGTTGATGCTGTTGTTGCGTCTGGACTAGGTGATGAGGAAGGATTCATTGCTGTAATTTTACTTTGGCATATAATGAAACATCATCTGAATAGAAATTTTGAAGTGTTGTAATTTGATCTGGAGTTAGAGTTGGCTTTTTGTTTGAATCTGTAGCGTTTATTAAGGGAATTGGAGTAGGTAATCCCAATGCCTTTGCCATAGGGTTTAAATCTTTAGCAAAATCAAAATAGTTAATCCCGCTTGGTTCTGGTATGCCAATAAGATTTACTTGCGGCATAAAATGAGGATTTAGTTTTGTTTTGTCTTGCTCAATAAGCCAATCAATAAATTCATCTACAGGATACCATGAAGGAACTCCTCCAGTAGAAAGCGCATAAGAAGAAATAAATCTATCTACAGGATCTCTAACAATTGCGTATGGAGTACCAATTGGAGTTGGAGTTGTTTTTATTCCCTCTATGTTTTGAACACTTTGACCAAGATTGGTTTTATTAAAATAACCTTTCGCTATTAATTGCGTAAAAGTTGAAGATGCAATTCGATAAGTTACACAATAACTTGTTCCATTTGGTAAATTTAACCACCTTGAAGGATTTACATTATTTTGAATAATGTTTTTATTGTAAAACCCATTAGATAATAAGTCATAATAATCTCCAATTCTTGCATACTTTCTTCGCTTTTTATTATCATCAAATGTTTGAACATAATTTCCAACTCCAAATGTATTTGTGCAAAAATCAATTCCATTCTGCTCTGTTTGAGAATCAGATTCCGAAACAGAAATCAAATCAATAACTAAATTGTCTTCATCAAGTTGTGCAAAAGTTGCCATAATTTATGCAGTATATGTGCCAGAGTTTCTATATGTCAAAATTACATTTGTTCCATCTGTTGCAACAAGAGGAGTTCCAGTTATTTTTCCAGTATAATTATTAATTGGAATTGATAAAATTACAGCTCCATTTTGTCCATTTTGTGCTGAATTACCAGTAGCACCAGTTCCTCCTTGACCAATTAATCCATCTCCATTATATCCTGCATTTAAACCACCACCTCCACCACCACCGCCATAAAATACTGAATCTCCAGTAATATAACTTTCAACACCTGCCCCTCCATTGCCTCCTTGACCTGGATCTCCAGGACTTCCAAAATCTGCTGATCCATTACCACCATAATATGCTGGAACTGAAAGGGCAGCTCCACCAGAAGCTGTTAATATAAGAGAAGCTCCAATTTTAATTGTTGAGTTTCCTCCACTTGTTGCTGATTGATAAGCATTGCCGGTGTTGTTTCCATCATACCCACTTCCTTGCCCGCCAACTCCCGGAGAAATCGTATAGGTAGTCCCAGTTGTTACATTTATTGCACCTTCAGGGTCTATAGAAGTATCATATACACTTCCTCCATTTCCACCAGCATAAGAGTGTAAAATAGGGTCACTTCCAGTTCCACCACCTCCACCACCACCTGTTAATAGTGCATTTATGTTATAAGAAAATGAACTTGGTGCGCCAGCACTAGATGCGTATGTAGAGTTTTTCTTAAAAGTAAGAATGGTATTTGATCCAGAGGTAGTTTTTGTCCAAACAGAACTATCAACAACTCCACCATTCACATAAGCATCTCCCGGATAGCTTGCCGTAGGAATAGAAAGAATAACAATTCCAGATCCTCCATTGCCTCCTACTCCACCGCCACCTCCAGAGTTTCCCCCTCCTCCAGATCCTGTATTTGCGGTAGCATTTCCCCCATCTGCGTTAACTCCCGTAGCTCCATTTCCTCCTCCAGATGAACCGCTTCCACCTAAAACTCCTATATATCCACCACCACCACCACCACCAGCAAATGTTCCAGCATAATATCCACTAATTGTTATAGCAACACCAGCCCCTCCATTTCCAGAATTAATTAAAGTTCCGTTTCCTCCAACGCCTCCTGCGCCTCCACCACCTCCAGAATAATTAGGAGCATTACTATTGCCTCCATTGTTTCCAAATAAACCAGATCCTCCTGAATAATTTAATGATGGAACAAAATTTACAGCATGGTCATTTGATGACCCACCCCCAGAACCACCATTATTTCCATTTAAATATCCATTCACGCCAGTTCCACCACTTCCTCCTCCAATTGCAAATGTTGCAGCAAAAATACTTGGATTGGCTAAAGATAATGGAGGAGTTGTAGAATCTGTTCCATTTACTCCAGTTCCAACAATAACATTGTAGAGGGTACTAAAAGCAAGATTAGTAGTAGATTGAATAACTTGTCCAGCACCTCCACCACCACCCCAATTTCCACCACCAGCACCACCACCAGCAATTAACGCATAGTTGACAGAGTAACCAGTGGGTACAGTAGCAACATTAAGGTTTAAAAACCCTGATGTCGGCTGGAATGAGGTTTTAAGAATAAATCCCATATTTTATGGGAACGCTATTAAGCGTACCAGAATGAATAAGTGCAACTAGCAGATGCACCAATGTAAATCGTTCCTGTAGGGATGTAAGGAAATTGATATCCTACTCCTGGCCCAATATTAATTGAGTTCACATTTGTAAGAGTTCCGCTTGTTGTAGATACAAACAATACGGCTGATCCTGTGGATGTGTTCTGGATGGTAAGAGACTTTGTTGGACTAACTCCCAACGCAACACCAGTAGTTGATGTTGCAGTTCCACCACTAAATGTTACAGTTCCATTAGCCGCTTGAGTTCCAACAACTCCAATCACATTGGTTCCAGTAGGAAGTGGATTGTCAAGCATTACATTGGAAACTGCATTAGATCCAACTGTAGTAATAATTACTGAACCACCAGTTACAGAAGTTGCTTTGAAAGCAATATAATTTAATCCAACTGTATTGATTTGCCCGATAGTAGGTGTTGCGGCAGAAAAAGATGTTGCTGAATTTCCACTAGCAAGTGCTACATAAGAAGTAGAAATATAGTTAATACCATCAATTGAACCATATATTCCTATAGTTCCTCCAGTTGCCGTTGTAGTAGTTGAAAAAGAAAGCGTTGAAAGTCCAGCTACATTTACAACATAAGCTGTAATTGATCCTGGTGTAACTGAAGTAGTTCCAGTGATTCCTCCGCTGACAACAGGAGTTTGACCTCCAACTTGTCCTTGGATGGCATTAAAAATCTGCCAAAGCTGTTCACTTGAAGTTGTGTCAACAAATGCAGGAAATGTAAGAGCAGTAACAGACATGGCTATAAAATTGGTAAGACACCTTGGGGGGATAGAACCCCCAAGGCATCAAGAGTTTAATTACTGAAGGAAACCAACAACGTACACATCACCCGTGATCGCACCAATGCGTCCAGCGGTATCAGCCGTAGAAGCCTCGGTAGTGAGGGATGGGTTGTAGTACGAGAACGTAGTGCTGGTCTTGGAAAGAACAGTGACAAGGCCGTTATAGGCGGCATTACCAATGCTCAAAACATTGACTTGAACTCCAGCAACCAGCCAAGAAGGAACGCTCGACACCGTGATAGTGCTGATGTTGTTGGCGGTAACACGATTGGTTGAAGCCAATTGTGGGATTGCAGCAGTCGTGACGTTGACACGAACCGATTGCGTAGAAGCAGCTCCACCAGCGGCAGAACCACTAGCAGGGTTAGGGTTAGCAACAGGGATGTTGCCTAGCACATAACCATTTCCACTTGCCGCTTGTGAAGTAAGAGCCTGTTGTGACAGATTTCCGGCAGCATTTGGGCTTGTGGAGACAGGGACAGCAATCAGAGTTCCAGTAGCGATATTCTCACCAGTGGTTCCGTTATCAATTGCAACAACAGCTTGAGTGCCGTTAGTTCCAAGTGCGTTGGTATAAACAATGAACGAAGATGTAGGAATAAAAGTATTCTCATCGTAGTTAATTGCTCCAAGGGTGTAAGTTCCCGTCTTGGTGAAATCGACCGATAGTGGGCCGAAACGAACCAAGGTCAGGTTATTAGGAGTGGGTTTAGGGACGGACATATAATTAGTTTTGTTTGATTAGTTAAGATTAATAGTAGCTAGGAGTGTTGTAAATAACGTTATTAAGCGTATAAGCAACATTGACCGTTTCAGATGAAGGAGCAATAGTAATAGCACTCTGAAGTGGGCCACTACCATTAAGGTTAAATGCACCAGTAATCGTAACACCGCCAACTACAGCAGTACCACCACCGCTAGTCGAGATCGACCAGGTAAGGGCACTTGTAGGGATGGTGAACGATGTTCCAGTTGTTACCGCAACAAAGTAGGGTGTCAACGGTTGCCCGTACCCTGCGTATAGCAGGGCAGGGGCGTTGAGGACACTCGACGGGCCGTAATTTGCGTTATTAAGTGACATCGTGTGTTTACCTTATTGATTAGATAGGCTGGCTAACAGTGCTGTTGCAAGCGTAGCAATCGGGGGTGTATTGAGGGGCATAGTTCGGCGAGAGTGTGCAAGCCGCAGGGATCACCAACTGTGCATTGTTCAACCTGTGAAGGATTGAGTGCATCAGAGTAGGATCTTGGAACTGCATACCCATACGGAACTGGTTCCAGAAGAAACCTTGGTCACGCTTGATGTTGCACTCCCAATCTGGGTTCTTCCACTCCCAATCACCAGCATAGTTCTGGGTCATGCCTTGGGCTTCTCCAATACCACTCTGTGATGGGCTGATCCACTTAATCATTGCCTTGTTGACCCAAGGATTCGTGATACCGAAATCAGCATACTGGAAGGCTGGATTCTGGATGTATTTGCAACCTAATTCCGTCGTGACGGGGTAGTAAGGAAGCACACGCACCAGACGAGGCCATGTCGTAGGATCATTCACGTTGAACGTAGGAAGGGAAGCGTTGTACACCCAATCCACGTTTAAGCGAACACCATTGATGTCGTTACAGAAAGCGTAGTTACCGATGACACGATCAATACCCAAAGAGTACTGAAGCTGCTTGTCATCAAAGTCACTAACGCTCTCCCACCATCCACCAGACTGCTTGGCATACTGCCAGAGCTGACGAAGGACACGGGCATCAGGAACAATGATCTCAAGGAGAGGACGACCAGCGGCCTCACTCACATCGAGACGATAAGCATCATCTTCACGCTGAAGGTTGATGAGGATATCATCAAGGGTATCAAGTGAGAGAAGACCGATGTTGTTAAGGCTGGAAGCTGCCATCTTAACATAGACATAGCCCATGTTGAAGCTGCCTTCATTCGTTCCCTCAAAGGGCTGAACGATAAACATCTGATCATCAGGAGTGGCACAAGAAACAAGGCTCTGACCATTGGAGATAGGAACCCACTTGTGACCAGCACCACCGATCCAGTTAGAACGAGCAAACTCTTCATGCACGTTTTTCGTGATGTTGACGTTTGTTGCCATGATATGATCCATCTCCTCTTGAGGGAAGAGACGATACATGAAATCGGTAAGCTGATACCAATCGGTTCGCATTGCCTTGGTGAAAAGGCTGAAGCTGTAAGATTCTGTACCGGGGTGAGCAATCGTCTCAAACTGAACGTCATCTGCGTTCTGGATGCAACGACCTGATTGAACTTGCTCCCAAGGCTGATCTGGGTTATACCATCCACGACCAAAGCGGAATGCCTTCATTGTGGGAAGGGTATTCAGAGGCCAAGTTTCAGTTTCAAGACGACCATAATAGATACTATTTATGGCCATTTTTTTAATAAAAAACGGATTGTAATAGGTGCGGGCTTCCCTAAATAGGGTATCCACATCCTGACACGAACTAAATGTTACGCCATTTTGCGCCATATGATTAATTTGTTATTTGTTAGGTTGTGTGCCTTGAAAAGAGTCGCCTCCTCCAAAACACGGTTTTGGTTTGTGAGCGACTGGCAACCTCGCAGGGTCTTTATTTTTTCAACAACTGATGTCAACCTCACACCCCGCTTTTTATTTATGTCTGACGCTATCAGACTCGGTGCTTTGGCTGAAATCAATCGTTGATTGAACAACGACCAATCCAGATATTTTGACTTTTATCTAAAACTTAAAATTCGTCAACTATATTTTTTAAGATATTCTATAGCTTTCAACAAAGTTGCTGTTGAGTCTTTGAATTTGCCCAATCCATTATTGCAATTCATGCACAACAATCCACGAATTTTTCCTGTTTTGTGATCGTGATCTACAGCAAGTTTTCTTCCCGTTTTGCATTCATCGTTGCAAATAGCACACTTGTAATTCTGTAAGTAAAAAAGTTGATTGTATTGTTCAAGGGTTATATTGAATTTGATACGCAATTGAGCGTTTTTTGTAGAATTTGGATTGTTTTTTGCAGAACGAAGTTTGTTTTCATTGTGCCTTTTTCTGTTTGCACGATTCCATTTCTTGGCATTTGCACAATTCTTTTCTGGGTTTTCTTTAGCCCATTTTAAATTCCGCTCTTGGTTAAACTTAAATTTTTCTGGTGTTACCCAATATTCAGCACCACGATTGTAGCACCAAAATATCTTTCCATCTTCTCTTGTTACGCCTCTTTTAATCATGCCCAATACATACTACAAATAGTGTAGTATGTAAAGGGAAAAGTATGATTATCTATTTCTAAATTTAGCAAAAAGTGATGCTGGTGTTCGCTCTTCAACTTCTGTTGCTTTGCCAGCAGATGAAGATCCAATGTTGCCATCTCCAGTAGATGAACCACGCATTTTCTTAATTGTCTCTTTGAGTTCAGAGTTTTCTTTTTCAAGAGCAAATGAATAGGCTTTAGCTTTTTTAAAACTTGCTCCCTGCATAAGAACACGGGTGATTTGTTCTGGAGCGTAGTTGCTATTTTCACGCAATGCTGCTTCAGCAATCATCTCATCTTCCGTTGTATCATCATCAATCTTTTGTGATGCAATAATCTTTGCAATCTCCTCTGGATATTTAATTGAATCTTGGAGTGATTGTTTGGCTTGAGTAAGAGCATCTTGCCAGCGTTTGCCAATTTGGGATTTGGTCATGGTTGTGCGACGATTCTTTTCTTCGTCTGCTTGTGCTTTAGTTACTTCCCAATTTTGGAGTGCTTGGATTCGATTCTCAACCTTACCAAGAACATCATAAGCCGTAGTATTAAATTTAGCCTGTTCCATAGGAGAAAGATTCTCGTAGATGGAATTAAGAGTTTGTTTGGAAATCTCACGCTGTCTGGATCGCTCGTTTTGATCTCCCGTACGAAGTGATGTCTCATAAGCGGCAACTGCTTTTTCAAACTCCATTAAATAGTTTGGGTCTTCACCAAGAATCATTTTGATTTGATTATATCCAGTAAGGATTGGAGCATCATAAGTTTCTTTAAAGATTGAATCAGCGGGCAGATTAAGGAATGCGTTAGCTTTGCGAAGCTCTTCCAAATCGTTTGATAAGGTTTCTTCACGTTCTTGCTTTTCCTTGATTGCCAACTCCAATTCTTTCTGAAGTTTATCAACCTGTTTCTTCGTTTCAGAGTCATCAATCTTTGCTCGTAGCTCTTCAACTTCTGCTTTGGATTTCTCATAGTCAGCAACCTTGGCCTTGAGTTCAGCGGCTTCTTTAGAAAGCTGTTCATTGGTTTGCTTGAGGGATTTGATGTATCCGGGCTTCTTCTCATCATCAACCGATGATGCCTTGATCTCTGGTTCTGGCCTGTTTTCTTCAATGTCACGCCTAGCCTGTTTTGATTCATCAATTTTTTCTTGATGAGCTTCAGCATCTTCTGCTTGTTTTGCTCCAAACTTACGGAACAAATCTTCTGGAGTTCCCTTTGGGGCTTCTTTGATTTCTGATTTGAAGAAAGAATCTGCTTGCTTTACAGCAGCATCCCTTGCGGCTTTATCAGCAATAGATGCGGCAGTAAGGTTAAGATTGAGCGTAGGATCGTTGGTTGGTTCGGACATGGTGTTGTGTGGTTGTTATTTGCGGAGGTTGATTTCTTCTGGTGTGAGTGAATCATCAAGATCGGGATCAAGATCCAAATCATGTGTGCTTACTTTTGCTATTTTGGGACGTTCTATTGTCTCAAATTTGTTGTCTTCTGCTTCCGTTGCCCATTCTTGGAGAGCCTTGAATACTGAAACAACTGTTGCGTGATCCTTGGCTACAAGATCCTCGTAGATTGCAGTTTTTAACTCGCTGTATCGTTTGTCATTAACAATTGATGCCGCTAGATTTAATACGTTTTTATTATCCATGATAACTTATTACTTTTTGTTGTTTTAATTGTTTTAAGTTAAATGGGAATCCACCTTCAATATTAAAAAATGATAAAACCCAGTTTCTAAATTGTTGAATTTGCAATGCTAAATCAAATAACCAAAAAAGATCGTATTTAGCAATTGCTTGTTCTTTATCATCTGACCAATAAATTGGACAAAATAAAAACCACCCTTCATGTGATACAATTATAGATTCTTTTTTATCATCCATTTTCTTGTCCAGTGTTAGGGTTTTGCGTGGTTATGGCTTCTTGCTGTGCGATAGCGGCTTGTTGAGCTGCCATGTCTTGAGCGTTCTGTTGTTCATTGTGATCTAACTCTTGCGTATTTTGATCCTCCATGACTTTAGCATTCTGTGATGCCTTTGCTCGGTGGATCTGAATGTCATTAGCGGCTTTTGCCCTCTTGATTGCAAGGTCGGTAGATGCTTTTTCCATGTGCATTGCATCGTGCAACTTGGCTTTCTGTGCCATTGCAGCCAGCTTAATGTTCTCTTTCTTCTGGAGGAAGTCAGTTTGCATGGACTCTTTGGCAACCAGAGCGTGAAGTTTGACTTGCTCTGGTGACATATTCTGGGACTGATCACCTTGAGATTGCTGTTTGGCTTGCTCAATCTGTCCAAGCTGACTACCAAGCTCATCAACGCCACGCTGAAGCTGTTGCATTTGCTGACCAAATTGTTGTGCAATCTGCTTTTTGGAAGGATCTTTCTGGATGAATCCAAGGTGGGCAACAAGATGCGGCCCCTTGAATCGCATGAGACAAGCATAGATGTCTTTAATAAGCTCAATAGCCTCTTCAGAAACCCCGCCAGCAGCTTGACCACGGATAGGTGCTTGTGGATTAACCCCTGCACTTTGGAGAGCCTGTTGGGCTTCCTGCATTGATGCAGCAGCATCTTGGATGTGACCCTTGAAATGTTCCACATGGTTCTGATCTGGATATACCCGGAAGTTTGCGGCATTTCCTTTAGGATCAGTCATTCCAATGTTCTCCATCGAGATGATTCCTTGTTCATCAGGAATCTCAACCTTGGTATGCTGGAAGTAACGATTAACATTTTGACGACCATTGAGTGCGGCAATGGCATCAGCAATAGCATTAGCCTGACCATCGTTAATAGGAGTCATTCCCGTGAGTGAAACAGTCTGTTGTGCCGCCATCAGCTTATAAGATGGGCTTCCAGAGCCAGAAAGCATATTGGATTCAAAGTTCTCAATGTTCTCCCACTTCCATGCTTCTTTTGGAACGCCATTCTCATTCATGAAATCTACAAACTTCTCTTTGAGTTTATAACCATACCCGCCCTTGGTTGTGCGACTCATGCGTTTATAAAGCATCTTTAGCCAACGAGTCTGGTTGTCATTGAATCGACGAATCTGGGTTCCTTGGAGTTTGGCAGATTCAGCGGCATCAAGTTCTGCCTCACCTTTTGTGCGTTGCTTTCCACCTCTTTGCGAATTTCCAATATTGTATGCACCAATACCACGATACATATCTTGCTGATACATCTGCATCCCTGCAAACAACTCACCAAGAGGAACACTCAAATTAACTTGGGCTGGCTCAACATCTTGGGGAAGGATCATCCAAGGCTGCCACTCCATTTGCTTGAGCTTCTTGGTAGATTCAGCAGAACCTCCTTTAAGCATCAAACGAGTTGACCAATCCATTGAATCAAAAGCACGATTCATGTGGATGTCGTAAGCTCGGCATTGGATAAAGATAGCTTCAGCAAGCCCCTGGATCTCATGCCAAATACCAGAACCCGTAGAGTCAGTCATTGGGGCAATGATGTCTTCCCAACCATCGCCATCCTTTTCTACCCAATCTTTCTTGTAATAAAGGAATCCCGTCTGATCACGATACTCTTCTTCGCTTAAATCTTTACGTCCATTTTCTTTATAGCCAAGAACAAGTCCCCCGTAGTTTTGGAGCAGGAGCATCTTTGAAATAGATCCGTTAAACTCCATAATGTAAAGTTCATACAACTCAATGCGAAGTGTGTATAGGCGAGAAAGATTAAGGTTTCCAGAGGCTACATCACGCAACCATTCCGTATTTGTATAAGTATTGCGGTAGTTTGTGGTGAACATTCGGAGTGCATCCACGCAAGCCCAGAAGTTCCAACCCATATCGGTAGCGTGTGCCTGTGCTTTTACTGGATCTTCCTCCCCGCCGGTAATCTTGAGCCAGAACTCAAGGGGTGTGTAGCTACGTTTAATGCACATCTCCCCCAAGTTCGTGAGATCCGCATACGTTTTATCTGGAATTAACACATTAGAATTATGAAAGCTCTTTGTAGGCCATCCATCCCGGTCTTCCGCAATCTCAAACCCTTTTCCATAAAGGCTCATCTCCTCAACATCCAACTCAACATTGTAATTGTAGGAAGTCCAAGAACGAAGCATTCGATCAAATCCAATACTGATTAAGTCACTCCATTGTTTCTTTTCAGTTGGATTTCCAATCTTGGTAACAATGTTTGCAGCAGTGTTTCGCTCCATAACCATATCCACAAATGAGGATTTTTGGTTATCAACAATGAATTTCATCTGTCGGAATGGCACATTGCTCATTCCTGACAACTGGCGAGAAGCTACTTGGCTATAATCCGTAGGGGGAAAGCCCTTATAACATTTGTAAATCCTTCCCCACTTACGTTCACGACCAGCATTATCAAGGCGAAGGTTCCAACAAATTGTAAACGCATCATTTGCCGTTTGGACTCGGCTAGTAGGAGCTACGCCATTGGAGTTGATGGTATTAAAACCCCAACTTGATACCCCCTCACGATTTACAATCTTTTTTGTTTTTGCCATTTTAACCTAAAGTTTGATTCATTGCTTGTCTGCGTTTCTGACAAGAGGTGCAACCTTTTGCGGTTTTTTCAAGGTTGGCGTTAATGCCAAGGCTTGCCGCAACACGATCACCAAGGCTTGCGAAGCTATGAATTACATTCGCTACCTTGTCGCCAGCCTCTTGCCAACAATATTGACCAGCAATCCTGCCACAAATTTGTTGTTCAATCAAGTAATCTAAATTATCTGGCACTTGGACATTGTTATTTTGCATATCTGACTTCACTTTATTTGTGAAAGATGCCCCATAAGTAAGCTCCATTCCATTTACACGATACTTTGTTCCCTTGTCATCGCTATACTCATACCAAAGTCCCGATGGGATTGGCCCGTTACGATCCTTTAATCTCATGTTGCGTAAATGATTTGCATTCTTTTTATAAATTTGTCAATTCTTATTGCACATGATTTATAACGGTCTTTGTCTGGACACACCAAAAGACACTACATACGGCATTCCATATTTTGAGAGTAGCCCCCAATTCATTAGGGAATTAATGGCATACGTTTATACCCGTGGTGAATTTGGTAGGCGTGAAAGGATCAAACGAGGGATCAGGATTGAAGATACTGACCTAAAGAATCCCACACAGCACATGATCAATTGCTTTAATTTGATTTATGGCAATGATGTTTTGCTCCAATCCCAAGGAATACCCAACAACTATGCCTTGGATATTATAGATTTGTTCTGTAATGAAAACGATTGGGGTATTGCGGGGTGTGCATCCAGCGGAAAAACCTTTTCTGTTGCCGCTTGCATTGTAATTGATTGGCTTTGCGCCCCAAATGTTACCTCAACCTATGTAGCTTCTACCTCTTTGGATGCTTCAGAAGACCGATTATGGGGTAAGGTTTGCACCCTTTACAGGATTGCAATGCGTAACATCCAAGCCCAATACAAGGGAGCAACCATTGGAAATTTGGTTGAATATCGTAGAATGATTGTTTTTGAGAGCATTGATACCAAAGATACTGAACGAGACTATACAAATGCCATCAAAGCATTGGCATTCCCTAAAGGTGGAGAAGGAAAGCGAGCCGTTGAGAATACAAGAGGTCGTAAGAATGCCAGAATGAGGTTGTTTTTGGATGAGTTGGCAGAAATGGATCTCTACGCATTGGATACCAGGGTAAACCTTGGAGCAAATCCTGATTTCATTTTTGGGGGGATGGCAAATCCTGCTGCTACTGCCAATAACCCTCATACAGAGTTGTGTCAGCCTGATGATCCTATGGAATGGGAGTCAGTTACACGCTATACAAAGAAGTGGAGGACTCGCACAGGGGTTGCATTACACCTTTCTGGAGAAGATAGCCCAAACTTTAAGCTACCTGATGCTGAAATACCTCCCTTTGATCGTTTTCTTACCATCCAAGGAGAGGCAAATACCCTAAAACGATGCTACGGAAACAAAAATGCCCTTGAGTATTGGAGAAATGTCTATGGATGGTGGCCCGATAACTCTGTTGAGCTTACAATCTTCTCAAAAGCCTTTATCCAAGGGTGCAATTTAAACTATGAACCCATTTGGAGTGGGAGAACCAAGGTGGTTTGTGGATTTGACCCGGCATTTACTGCTGGTGGAGATAGATGTGCGGCTACTTTTTGTCGTATGGGACAGAATGATACAGGAAGGAGCATAGGTTTTTACCTTGGAACTAGAGAATACTCCTCATCTGTGGGTGATGTCTTTGAAGAATCCATAGCAATCCAGTTGGTTAAAGATTGTATTGAATATGGAGTCCATCCAAGGGACTTTGGATTGGATATTTCCGGTGATGGAGGAAAGATGATGAGGGCAATTATCATTGAGTGGAGCAAATACCATCCAGAGGCAATGTTCTTGTTTCCTATTTCCTCAATGGGAATGCCCACAGATCGAAAGATTAGCAACTTGGATCAAAGAACCTGTAAAGAAGCATACGATAGGCTTGTTACCGAATATTGGTTTGCTGTTCATACTGCTATGTCAACAAGAAGTTTAGTTGGCATTGATGTGGATAAACATGGGATAATGATAAACGAACTTTGCAGTCGTCTTTATACCCACAAGGGCAGGAAAGTTGCGGTTGAGAAGAAGCTCGACATGAAGCATCG